TATTTAGGACAATATTATAAGCTATTTTATATATTGTAATTATATAAAGATTATGACGGAGGTTGTTGTTTTTAAAGTTAATCAACAGCTAGAAAATAACGCAGAAAAACTATTAAAAATAATAATAGACCCTAATGGAAATATAAACATTCCACCTGAGTTTGAAAAATTATATCCATTAATAGATGGTATTATGACCTCTAATCCAGAACTTTTTAGGAGTATGTTTAGTAACCTTAAAACAATTAAATTTACACAAAAAAAATTAGATATAGAAGACATTAAAAATGCTGCGTTAGGGTATCTTAGAACTTTTGAAGATCAAGATATTACAATACCACAAAATACAAAGAATATTTTAGAAACATTAGCAAGTAAGCTTTTATTAAAACAGAGTGGTGGTAGAAGAACAAAAAAATACAGGAAAAATAAAGGTAAAACCATTAAAAATATGCGAAAAAGAAAAAATAAAGGAGGTGCTACTTCATTAGAAATTATAGGTATTATAATGTTTTATGTCTTTTTTATAATTTTCTTTATTGTAGCCCAGGCTATGGGTCTCTATTCTGCTGAACAAAAAGTGGGTTCGGAGTTGTATGGTGAAAAGCCAGGCTACACATTTCGTGGATTTATACCACACTTAGAACAAGCATTAAAGTACTTCGCCGTACCAATAGATAAAGGTGATATAGAAGATTTATTGGAAAGAAATGGACTCTTGCCACGCCACAGAAAACAAAAAACTTTGTTGGAAAAAGCATGGACTGGAGACATCCAATACAAAAACCTTCCGGCTATATATGACCCTAGAAGCCCTTCGGAAAAATTGAAAGATAAATAGTTAAACGAAAAATCCAATAACAACAACCATGACACTATTAAGCAAACTATTCCATTTTGTACTTTTGACATCTCAAAAGTACAATATAGATGAATCGCATGGACTTTCGCATAGTATGAATGTTCTGCGATTCGCCAGTGAAATTTATGAATCGGAAGTAAACGCACATCCTATTCTAAAACAGCATGAAAAAATTATTTATGTATCAGCTGCCCTGCACGACATGTGTGATAAAAAGTATATGGACCAGGACCAGGGAATTAGAGAGATTGAGGAATTCTTATCAGAAAATAAGATGACACCTTTGGATGTCAATGTTGTGAAACTGATTGTTTCAACGATGTCGTATTCAACTGTAAAGAAAAATGGGTTTCCGAATTTAGGACCTTATCGGCGTGCCTATCATGTCGTGAGAGAGGCTGATTTGTTGAGTGCTTATGACTTTGAACGTTGTATGATTTATAACATGCACCGCCAAAATGGAGATTTGGATGAAGCATTTAAGGACGCAATGCATATATTTGATATTCGTGTTATGAAGCATAATGAGGATGGATTGTTTATAACGAATTATGCTAGACAGAAGTCGTTGGAATTGGAAGCACAATCATTGAATCAAATTGCGAGTTGGAAGAAGCTAGTAAAAAATCCTGTTTTGATGTAAAATGTATAAACAATTTCGCATATAATCTATAATGTTTTTAATAGAAAATAGTGATTTTTTTCTTTCTAAAAAATTGAAAAATGCTTTTCAAAAACAAGTTAAAGAAATTCCGTGTTATTATATTAGTTTAATTACTCAGCAACAATGTCAGCTCTTATCGCAGCAATTGATTCTGTTACCCAGACTCACGTTCCTTTGTCCGTACCTTTGTCCGTACCTTTGCCCTTACCTTTGCCAGCTCTAGCGCCTTTGCCCGTACCTTTGCCGGCTCTAGCGTCTTTGCGTTCCGGTGAGAATGGTCATACCGAACTTGCTTTATCAAATGATCTCCAAGAAAAAATCGTCCACTTTGATTTCCAGTGTGTTCGCACCACTCCAGAAGGTGTAGCAGATTTGGCCAATGTGTTGGATGGACTCCTCCATGAACTTAGTACATCTACTAGCCCACAGAATAAGGAGTTGTTAGTGGTCCTCTATAAAATCATTGCCAAGACTCGCGATATCAACGGTGGCAAGGGTGAGTACATGCTATCCTATATGATGATTTTCACCTGGCACAAGTACTTCCCAACCCTTGCTTTAAATGCTCTTCAGTTGTTTGTTATGAACCCAAAGGATTTTGAGGCATCATTGCCATCTCAAGAACCCTATGGGTCTTGGAAGGACATTAAGTACTTCTGCAAGTATGTTCTGGATAATGGTGGGACCATGGAGCACCCTCTTATCTTGTCGTGTATTAAGGAAATCAACAGTACACTTTTTCTGGACGACCATGTCTACAATAGTGCTGGTGATGCCACTGGTAAGAATCTGACTCTAGTGTCCAAGTGGGTTCCTAGGGAGGAGTCTGGCAAGTTCGGTTTCCTCTACGATGCTCTAGCTACAAACTACTTCGCCAACTTCATGGCGACTGCCAAGACCGACCAATCAAAACAAAAGGCACTAAAAAAGTGCAAGGCTCAGTATCGCATGCTCTGCAGTAAGCTAAATCGTCACCTAGACACAGTCCAAATCAAACAGACATCCAATAACTGGGCGGATATTAACCATGCCAAGACAACATCTATTACCATGGCAAAGCAGCGTAAGGCATTCCTCAATCAGAAGAAGGCGGGCGGTGAGGCAAGGTCTGAGGACCCTGACCGTGTTGCCTGCGCCGAGAATCTCCGTGCCTATCTGGAGTCTCTAAAGAAGGAGGGCAAGGAGGTGAAGGGTAAGAATGTTGGTCTTGAGATGTTCGGTGCACAAGCTTATGCCATGTTTCGGCATAACTATAGTGAGGTTAGGAATCAGGAGGAGGCAGACATCCTGAACTCCCAGTGGCGTGACAACTGCAACAAGAAGAATGCGAATGGTCTTGGTCCTATGGTTCCTATTGTTGACACATCTGGCTCTATGGATGGTGACCCGCTTTTCGCGGCCCTTTCACTTGGAGTTCGTGTTGCAGAGAAGTCCCTTCTCGGTAAGCGAGTCATGACGTTCTCAGCAGAGCCCGCATGGATTAATCTGGATGGCTGCGATACATTCACAGATATGGTTGGCGCCATTATGAGGAAGAGCAACACTGCGGGTCTTAACACCAACTTCTACAAGGCATTGGAAATGATTCTCACGGTTATTGAGGAGAAGCGTATTCCTGCAGCAGATGTGGAGAATATGATTCTTGCTGTCTTTTCAGATATGCAGATTGATGATAACCTGCATATTATGGCAACTGGCGCAAACAATTACAACCCTAGCGATGCACAGAAGGTAGAGGCCAGGGGTAAGTGGGCCATCATGCATGAGCAAATCAAGACTAAGTATGCTGATGTGGGTATGCGTCTATATGGCCAGCCACTGAACCCTCCACATATCCTCTTCTGGAATTTGAGGAAGACAAATGGGTTTCCTACTATGTCTACTGAGGCAGGATGTTCAATGATGAGTGGGTTTGACCCGACCATCTTGAACATGTTCTGTGAGATGGGTATGGAGGCACTGAAGGAGATGACGCCTTACAATACTCTGCTCAAGCTTCTGGACAATCGTCGGTATCTGCCCATGGAGACGGTTATTCGTTCGGCACTTGCAATCATGTAAGAGTGTAAAGCATGTAAATAAAAACAAATTGTTAAAATAATATAAAGATTAATCGTTATATATATTAAGTCAGAACCTAGCACCCATTTGTCTAGTACAAAAAAATGGTTCATACAGCAAATACATTTAAAAATATTTAGGACGTAAGCGGTTGAGGGTCAATTGTACCAGGACCCAAGAATAAATGTAAAAAGGAAAATTGTATCGGACAGCAATAAAATAAACCATTGTTTTTTATAAAAAAACAGCCAGCTAATCTTCCAACATTGAAAATATGTAAAGGATTAGTAAACGTTAAAAAACAATACTAGCATAAAAATAAAACGTTAAAATATAACCCATTCAAAATATTTTTGATGAAAAATTAAAAAACTTTTCATCAAAACGTCATCATCTAATGTCAGCATTATCCACCGGACTCCTTCGGAATCCCAGAAAAATTATAGCGGCTTTTTCGTCAAGAAATCTTATGATGGAAAAGGTAAGGAATCTGAATTTCCCCGAAGGGTGGGGAGGGGGTAAGGGGGCAAAGAATGGTCCGGGGGGGTTCCCCCTATCTAATGTATTTTCCAGACCTAGAAAAAGAATCCACCACAAAAATAATAAACACACCCAAAAAAGTATACAGAATAAATTCCTCAGTGATATTGTTTGTTTTTTCATGGCTTTGCTCCTCTAATAGATGCACCATATAGTTTATTTTTTCCATGAGCTTGCTATCAGTAGACCCCTGACTAATGCCCATATTCGCATAATAGGGTTTATTCACTAATTGTTGAGGAGGCTCATAACTGCGTTGGTAATTGCTTAAACTAGCAGAACCACTATTGTTCGCCCCGTAGTTGCCGCCAGACTTCATATCGTTAGAAGCTTGCAAATAGGAAGGCACATTGGCAATATAGGGTTTGGATTCTGTATTATCACCATTATCTTTTTTAACATTTAATGATGGCGGTGATATAGGAGCAAAACTGCCCATTTTATTATCAGCTGGCTCAATGTCAGAAGAAGTCATTTTATTTAATAATTCATTTACTCGCAAATTACGTTTCTCTAAAGTATCTTTGTGTTCATCAATGCTAGTTGGTTGCATTTTATTTAAACTTTCGGGCTCGCCCTGATAATCAACTTCGCCTACACCGTCCGGTCTTAATTTAACAGTCTTTCTTAAATTCATGCTAGATTGTCGTTTTTTAGGAGTATCTTCATTTGTCCATGTAGATGCGGATGTTACTAAAGAAGACATTTTAATATTACAGTTTACTTAAAAAATCAATAGATATTATTTTTACGCCCTTTCAACAATAAATTCTATTAAATTGGTATTTGTTTTTCCAATAAAATAACAGTATTATATAAATATTATGATTCATACAGTAGCTCAATTCATTCCTATTCTTGTTTTGTTTATAGTAATTTCATATTTTAAAGACGTTGCCAAATTTAGCAATACTGTTTTAGGAAAAATATTAGCAATATGCATTATCATATTTTACACATTTTTGGATAAATTGTTAGGCGCGGTTGTTTGCCTTATCGTAATATTCTATTACCAATCCGATGTTGTTGAAAGTATGCTAAATATGGATAATGATTTAAATGACACTTCTGAAACGGAAATTAATAATCACATTAATGAAGACCATGTAGATGATTATATTTACTTTGATAACAAGAAGAAAAAGGAGGGTATGGTGAACTATTCCGAAATCTATGAAAATAATGGTGATAAAGACATATTAATTAATAATGAAAAAACACAAAACGAGTTCAGACAAAATAACTGCGTCAAAGGAGAACTTACAAATAAGGGAGTTCCGGTAAACTATGAAATGACAGAACATGTTTTTCCAGAACTTAAGTTTAGAAGAGGTTTCTGCAATCCTTGTTTAAAAGACTGTGAATTCTCTATCACAGACCAGAAATTAGCATTAGAAGACAAGTTAAGAATACCTCTACAAAAGAAATAGAGTCCTCTATAAAAATATCCAGATTAAGTATAATGGGTAAGAAAAATAAACAGGAGAAACAACAAAGTAAGAATATATTAACACAGTTATTTAGTTATTTACATAATAATATTCAGGCAATAAACAATAGTAAAATTTTCGCAGGGTTAATGATTATAACATTGAATATTGTTTCTAAATTTGCTAATTTCAAATTAAGTAAGACATTAGAGGCCTATTTTAAATTTACATTTAGCAGACAGGTCTTGGTTTTTGCAATTGCATGGATGGGTACTCGGGATATTTATATTGCTCTAGTCATAACAGTGCTTTTTGTTATTTTTACTGAATATTTGTTCCATGAGGAAAGCGATTTTTTCGTGTTATCCGAGGAATTCAAAGATTATCATATTACTATGTTAGAAAATGAGACTAATAATGCAAACATAACTGAAGAAGATGTTAAAAAAGCAAAGGCTGTTTTAGAACGTGCCAAGGAATTAAAAATGATATCCGATGAGAATGATTTTAAGAGTTATACATTTTAATAAAAGAAACAATAATGTTTATGAAAGAAACATTATTATTAGACAATTATAATATTCGCATTATATAGATAGATTAATTTCAATGCCAGTAGTAGAAGCGAAACAAATAAAAATTACTTTAGACACGAATATACCTATTGGAAATAACTATGAGAAAGACATCTTAACATTTGGTACATTAATAAGTGACAAATTAAAAGAAGTTCGTATATCGCCAACCCAATATCCTTACTTTACATATCAGATAAAATATGAAGAGTCAGTTCTTGGTTTTTATGCTTACGATGAGGTAGTGAAAACGTTTTTTAAGAAGGAATTATTTTTAAGTAGACTGTGTAATAGCAGTGATATTATAAAAGCGGAAGAAACCGAGAGCGACCCTAATGTATTAAAAAAGAGAAGAGAAAATATAGACCACAACGTAATGTTAATGCTTAAATACTTATTACCTACAAAATGGCCGGTAGTGAATAATCATTTTAGTTCATACGACTTGTTTAAAATGAAAGACCCTATGAACACTTTGTTTTTTAATCCATTCCTTACTAGAAACTATGTTAATTTAAAATTATCAAGCGGGTCTTATTCAATAAAAAAGGTAGTGTGGTTGAATGACATTATTAATTTAGTTGACCTTAACACTATAGAAGATATTAATGCATTTAATACTCAAGCAGCTAAATATTCAAATAAAGAATTAATTGATAAGGTTAAGAATGAGGTGAACATGAAGGAAGAGAATAAAAAGGGTTTAATGGAACAAATAAAAGAATGCTATGAAAAAAAATGCAGTGTTAGCGAATTAACTTATCTTGGAATTCTTATAGAAAGCGACCCTTACGAAATAACTGTAGACGTTGAATTATTTGAAGGTGAAATGAAAGATGGTGATGAGAAAGATGTTAAATGTCCATATTATAGTGATTATTTGGGTGAGCAATTAAAGGAAATATTGAGGCCAAATAGGAACCCAGTTCATGGAAAATTGCTGAAAAAGCCTTTATTTTCTATTACAAGTAAAATTTCAAAAAAGAAAGGTTTCATAGAGAAAGAAGATCTAGATGAAAAAACAAAGGCGAAACGTAAAGAGGAAGATACTGAGTATATTGAGATTGATGAACAAGATCGCAAAAAATACGAGCTTTATAGTAAGAAATTTTTTGAAGAGGAGCGCCAGGGAAAACTACAAGCAAAACTTAAAAAGTACGATATCAACCCTAGGGGATTTTTTATCTATTTAAATGAAGATTTAACGCCTATTATTAAGTATATTAACTCTGCTGAAGGAGATGCTGAAATAAAAGAAAAATTGAAGCTTCCTGATTTTGCAGTAACGCAAAATCAAAGAGTAGACCCATCTAAAACTCTAAATATAGACGAGTTCGTTGAAAAGAAAATAGCTCAATATTCAGAAAGGAAAAAAGCGGATAGGTCGTTTAAAGAGAAGTTTGAGGAAGAGAAATTTAAACTAACATTGGCTAAAAAATTTGTTTACAGTATAGCATCTCAAGCCCAACCTAAAAAGATGGGCGGCAAAACACAAAAACGTCGTAGAATAAAAAAGAGATATACTAGAAGACGATATTGATATTTTTAATTATTTACTTCTTATAGAACTTGGCCTTTCCATCCTTGAATTCACCAATCTCATCACCAATCTCTTCGTCAGCGTCAATCTTGTAAATCTTTCCATTTTCCTTGTTTGTTGTGTAATATGACTTGCCTGACACAGTAACTACAAATACTTCCTCAGCATCTTCCTCTTCAGCATGAGTCTCTTCCTCCTCACCTTCCTCCTCTTCCTCCTCCTCACCTTCCTCCTCCTCATCACCAGCTTCCTCCTCAGTTTCCTCTTCATCATCCTCCTCCTCACTAGCTTCCTTGTCCTCATCACCAGCTTGCGCCTCACCAGCCTCCTCCTCACCAGCTTGCGCCTCACCTTCCTCTTCCTCTTCCTCCTCATCAATTTCATAAACAATATTAATCTTTTTGGTTTCGTTTTCAGGGGCTACAAATACAACTTCATCATCCTCTTCCAATGTTTCACATTGAACAGGAATACTATCCTCCCTTTCCTTTTTAATCTCTACCTTAATAGAAGGACTGTAGCCTCGGCAATCACACCGAAACTCAGGAAGAGAATAAATCAAAGACTTCATAGACTTGTTCTCCTTTCTAAGCTTGGCATTTTTTCTCATAAGTTGCCGAACAATGGGCAAATTCAAAAGTGCGACGTAATTTTCCTCAATAGAACTCATGTTGTTAGATGCTATTCAACAATATAAAAATAAACGAATCAATTTTTTATATTGTTATCAAAAATTGTTTCAGATGG